ACTCCCTCATTCTTATATATCATATCGGAAGGCTGCACATTAAAGTAAGTGCCTTGATCATATACCTTATAAGACTTAATAATTCCATCGACCGTTGTTTGATTGTATAGCTTACCCGTTGGAATAACCTCAACATCGCTTGGTAGTAAGTTCCACATTAACGAAGGTAACGCGCTTGGTAGTCCTTTAATCTCGTATATGAAGGCATTGCCAAACACAGATTTAAAAACATAGTATTCAAATAAAAACTCCTCGCGCGTTCGCAAAGGGTTAGGTCTATTCAATAGGTTTAATACCTCATGCTCTTTAATCTCCTCACCAGTCTTTTTATCGTATAGCTTTATATCCATGTTCTTAAACATATCGGCTAACTGGTTGATTACAGATTGAAGATGAGGAATAGTGTTATAAATTCTTAGTTTATTTTCCGTATCAATAAGAATGGGGTTCTTACGGTCGTATATTGAGGTCGAGTACATACCGTTGAAGGTGCTAAGCCCGAACATGCGAGCCACTAAATTAGATACATAACTCATTTGAATAATTTTTTTTAAAATTAATTATAAAAGTAATCGGTAATTTTTTTTATTCAAAGATGTGCGGCAGTAAGGCTTGTATGAAGTTCGCCAGTCCAGCCATCGCATCGGGTGCATCGTCGTGCTTACTCTTACCGTCCTTCTTATACTCGTATATTTGCTGCATCATTGCTCTGTATTCATCTGTTTGCTTCTCAGGGTGAACGTACACGAACTTATTCTTTATGATGTGGTAAGCCATCAATATTCGTGTGTGCTTGTTTGCGGTGTTCTTAATGCTCAATACCTTATCCTCTTGCACCGATTGACGAAGTAAGCGAATGAAACCGCTTCCTTGATTGTTTGCTTCAATACGGGTGTAGTCTGCATTCAACTCTTTTATCTTAGCTGCAACCATTGGACAAGTTATATCTATTGTGTCCTGAGTGAAGATAGCATCGGTAATGTATATTTGATTGCCGTATATCTTAGCAAATACAGCGCATAGGTAGTCGCTACCTTCGTCTGCTATATCAACGTACCCTAATACGCTTTCGGGCAAACCTTCGGGCAACTTATCAAAGTAATTAAAGTCTGTGCGCTTGAATAATGAGCCGTTCAAATCCACCTCCCAATTACCGTTCACAAATACATCGTATTCGTGCGCTGGCATATTTGCCCTAAGTGATTCAACGTAATCTTTTGGAATATGTGGGTTATCACTAATCTTTGCAGGAATATAAGCCCACGTTGGCGGTAGTGTGTTGTCCTTCCATTTATCGTATATCCTTGACTTAACCCAACCGCCTGATGGGTTACACGTTGCTAAGATTTGAATAGGGCAGTTAGGTGAACCCGTCCAGCTTCCACTTCTCTCGATTACTTTGTTTAATGTTGCTTCTTGCAGTTCGTTAATCTCATCTAAGCCAGCGCCATTTATCTCAAGCCCTCTAAACCTATTTAGTTCTTTGTCTGTGTCGAATGATTCAGCTAAGAATATTATTTGGCTTCCATTGGTAAATGTAACCGTCATCGTCTGCTGATTGAACTCCTTAACGTATTGCTGAAAGCCGTCATCAAGCAATCTTTGAAAGGTTACTAATATAGTTCTACGAAGTGTTGGTAATGATTCACGTACCACTAACCACCTACTTTTATCGTACTTGAAACAATTAGAAAGTAAGCAAAGCAGCAGCCAATAAGATTTGCCGCCTCGAATAGCACCCCCGTAAAGTGTAAAGGTCTTGGTATCAGCTACTCTCTTCGCTTCAATCTGTTTGTTAAACGGTATTATCCTTATCGCTTCCGCCATTCCAATCAATAATTATAGGCTTCTCGTTTAGTTCTTTGCCGTTGCTGGTAACGTCTGTTTTCTTAGGAATGAAGTAAGGCATCAATGCGGCTAGGTACTTTAAGAACGCGGCTTTATCTTCTTTGTAAACCTCATTTAATGCTTCCTGCACTTTAGGTACTTGACCTTCCATTATTTCCATGAATAAGGCTTTAGCATCAGCGGTAACTTTACCCTCTGCGCCTTTAGGTCTTCCGCCTTCTCCCTTTTTCCATGATGTACTAGTCTTGCCCATAATTGCCCTTTTTTAAGGCTGCCTTCTTATACTTATAACAAAGCATCTCACTTTCACTATTTTGCCTCCTCTCAACTTCCTTCAATGCCTCTTTAATTATCTTACTGTAATACTGCTTAATCTTCTTGTCGCTCATTACTTACGCTTATAATGTTTTCGCTTAGTGTCCTTACTACTTGGATTAACTCTTACTAAAGTTAATTCATTTTTCGATACCGTAAAAGTATAAGATTGACTTCCCCAGCTTATTACATCATTATCGATAGTGCAAGCCGCAGTTATTGAACTAACGCCCTGTGATACTCTCGGCATGAAGCTAAACGATTCTTGTTGATTCTTAACTTGTCCTTGCTCAATTACTAAATAGAACTTAAACAATACTGTATCTTGCCATTTCATTTTATCGGGACTGCTAAGGCTATCCAGCAACCAACTACCGTATAGGTCTGTATTAACTGGATTTGATACTGGCGTGGTTTCTTCTTTTGGCTTGGTGCAAGATGCGATTACTATAACCGCAAATAATGCTAAGATTGATTGTTTCATATTGATTGATTTTGTTTGTTTACTTGTTTAACATAAAGTAGCAAGCTATAAGCGAATAAACGCTAAACGCTATTGCAAAGCTGGCGAAGTAGGTTAGTGCTGCAAATGAGCCAATCACCCAAACTATTAATATTCCTTTTACGATTGCTTTTAATTTCCTATTCATCCTATTTGTTTTAATACCTCAATAAAGTAAGGTCGTTTATATGTTTCTCGTTTCGCTTGTATTACTTTCAACTTATTGATCGGGCAATCTATCATCCACCATTTGCCTCTGCCGTAAAATCTTTGTTTAAGAACGTGCATTAAATCGCATTCTTTCGGGAGGTTGTAAATATGGAACTTGTCCCTTATATACTCGTAATATTCATTTACCTTCTCCCTGGTCATATCTTCAATGCAATCATTCAGCATCTTGTCAATTAGAACTCTTTTCTCTGCATCGAAATTTCCGCTCATTCGTTTGTTTTTTACGAATTTATAAAAATTTCTTCATTCGGCAACGGTATGTGAATATTAAACCACTCTTTTGCAAAGTTTCTTATCTGCTCATGATATTGCTCTTGTTCAAACTTGCTGTTTTTAGTCGTGCTTTTTGGTGCTATTATCACTTCTCCTGTTTCTTCGTTAGCTAAAACAATGCTATTGAATTTCATCTTCATTATCTCGTGAACCTCCTCAATGGTAAACACTTCACCACACGTTTCATAGAATTGCATTTTAACTAAAGGATAAACACACCCCCATAAATATGAATTTTGATTGTTACTGCGCTTCCTTCTTTTCTTTTCAATGGTAATTGTTATCTCTCTCCCTTCAAATTGTTCAAAGGCTTTCGATATGCTGCCTTTATTCGTGGCGCACTTACCTTCAATCACTTTGCTGTTTACGCTTGCTTTCAATTTAATTCAATTTACCTTTCATTTCTAACTCCAAGATATCTTTAACATCCTCGATGTATTCTTTCAGTTGACCTTTCGCTTTGCCGTCTTTAAGAATGCTTAACAAGTATTCAGCTGGTACATCGCCCAGTTCCCAGCCTTCATAATTGCCAAACGGCATTAAATCGTAATCACCCATTTTACAAAAGTTTTATACCTATTATTCGACAAATATCTTCAATGCTTTCAACTTTATCAACTTGCCCTAACCAGCCGTCAAAGAACTTTTGTTCACCCTCCGTTAACTTCCTTGCGCTTTTTGGCTTGCTGCCGTCTTTAATTTCAAAAGCGTAGTTCTTTTTTTCGTAACCCACCAAAATATCAAAGCAGTTTTTAAGCTGGTGAGTATGTAATACAGTTACACCTAACCTCCTTAGTTGTTCTACTATTTGCTTTTGGTTACTATCGATTCTTGCAATTCGTCGCATTCGTCAAACTTATAACTAAAACCAGTAAATCGCAAATGTTGAGGTTTGTTTGCTGCTTCAATCATCAATTCGTTTATCTGCTTTGCTTTGCTTTTCCACTTTAAATACGAAGTTAACACGTATCGATTCCCGACTGGTATCTCTGTGTCTATATGCCCTTCAATCCTAAAGGTTCTCACGTTCAAATCTAATTCACTCGCTACAAATCTCGATGCTGCGCTTATCGTTGGGCATACCATTTCGAGGTGTCTTTGTTCACCTACTATTCGGTAGATGTACGTTGTTCTTTCAGGCGCTTTCATGCTTTTAATTTTAAACTGTAAAACTTAACTTTTGATTTGAATACGGTCGTCGGACGGGTGCGGAAGTAGTAGCCATGTATTGCATCTCCATTTGGTCTGCAATTCCATTTAATTGAATCAATAACAACTAAATCATATTCATCATCAGATTCATTCGGTATAATCACCTTTACCGAATTATTAAAACCAACAAAAGGCTTACCGTTTACCAAAGTGCCGTTTGAATCGTAAACGTAGATTAATCTTGTGTCTTTATTTTCCATTGTGTTTGTTTTTGTTTGATTAATACTTTAACCTCATCCACCTTGCTAATCGGTACACGAAAAGCGATGGTTGTTGTTTTCTCATTATACTTAGGCTTGTTACCCGAACCTTGTCGAGCGCCACCCCAGCCTTTTTTAGTTTTCATATAAGTACATTTCAAGTCTTTGAAACAAGCTATTCATTGACGCTTCTTCATCCATTGTGATAGTTCCGTTTTCTTGTTTTTTTTCAAGCGATTCGTATGCACTTAATACTGCTTTGAAATATTTTTTGTCTTCTGTTTTCATATTGTTTGTTTTAATTTGTTCTCAAATATACAACTACTTTTCTATTCTGCAAACTTTTCCAAGATTATTTTAAATATTTTTTAATTTTCGTGTATTCGTTGTTGAACTCAATATAAGTTAAATCACTGCAATCGTGGTC